GTGCATCTATACCGCTTACTAATATAGAAAAAACATCTAAACTCTATAGAAATTTAGCTAAAGCTTCTAAAATAAGTAAGTCACAATGGGTAAAAGAAGCTAAGAAAATAGCAACAGACCCAACTAATCGAATGTTTATGATACGCGGAGCAACTGGATTTATTGGTGGTAGTAAAGCGTATATAAAAGGATTGCAAAGCATAGCTGCTAAAGGACCTGGTTATGTAAAAATGGCTAAAGCTTTTGATGTGGCTCAAAGAAATTTTGTTCCATTTGCGGCTTATGGGCAGTTACATATGAAACCAAATTCTCCATTGGAAGATAGATTCAAACAATTAGGCGTTGATACGCTTACAACTGGTGCTTTTACAGCGTTTGGAGCTCCGTCAACTATCTTATGGTCTAATACTACAGGATTAAAGAAAGCAGGTATGATAGCTGCTGAGTCAGCGGGTTTATTCGGTCTTGGCGCTTGGGGTGATGGCGGTACTACTGACATTCCTTTTCATGAAAGATTGGCTCATGGGTTAGTCTTATCTACTATGCATGGAGTAATGCGGGGGTTAAGTAGGGAAGGTAGTAAACGCCAAATGATAGAAGAGCTTAGAAGGCAAGGATACACTGAAGAGCAGGCTATAAGACTTACATTCGAGACTGTTACAGGCGATAGGATAGTAGATTCTGCTAAAAGCTTGGTAGAAAATGATAAAAATTTGTTTGTATCTAAGGATTATTTCCAGAAGGGCGTTGGAAGACCTAGAAAACAGAAGAAAGAACTTGGCGATTATCTTATTCGGTTTGACCCGAATGAAATGATTGTTAGACCGAAAAATAAAAAACCATATTTAATATATGAAAGATTTTATGCAGAGCCTTCTAAAGATGGTTTTGTTGAGAAAAAATGGAGAGATGAAAGAATAGAAGGTAAGTCTGTTGTAGAAGTTCTTAGAAGATTTAATAATAGATTTATTAGCATTAAAGAAGCAAAATCCGAAGTTCAAAGTAGAGAACAATTACCAGGCGGTCCAACTAAGGGTGAACTTGAAATTCAAAAAGTACATCAAAAGTATGCATCTGCTTTACAGAGAGCGTCTAAAGAAGGTGTAGAGCGTAAAGCTACAGTTACAGAGAGAGCCGACTACAATGTTAAAGGACCAGAATATCTTACTATAGAAAATGAATTACGCAGTCAAATAAAAAGAAATAATTCAGAAATTAATAATATTAAAAAACGATTGAAAAGAAATCGTTCTAGAGTTGGTAAAGAATTAGCTGAATGGAAGAAAGATGAATTAAATTCTAGAATAGAAATGTTAAGTCGAAAAAATAAATCTATAGAAACTGAAATTCAGACTTCTGCGCCTGCAAGGCTTTCGGAACCTGTAAAAGTTGGGAGACCGAAATATAAAGAAGGAGATTTTGTTCGTATTCCTTTATATGAAGGTAATGGTAAGTTTAGTACAGTCGAAGCAGGTATAGGTAAATTTATTGGTAAGTATGATGATGTCATTAAAAGTGAAAGGCTAAGCCCTAAAGATATTAAGACAGGTGCTACAACCAAGCTAAAAAACGCTGATGTCTTTGAAGTTACTAACGTAAAGGGACCTGAGAGAGTGGAATATGTTACGCTGAACAGACCTGGCGTTGACTTAAGGGTATCTCATATTATACCAGGTTTTACACCTTCAAAATGGTCGCCAGCAGGAAGGAGAGGTGGGCCTGCTAGTGCAGGTATAGCTCCTAGCGTTCAAAAACTAAGACCTAAAGCAGATGTTTCTATAGAGGATTTACCATTAGATGCTCCTTATAATAAATTAGCAATACAAAGATATAGCGATTTAGGGGTTAAAGCTGATAGACCGTTCGAGGTTTCTTTACACTATAAAAAACAGCATGGTTCTAAGTGGGTTCCATTTAAGGATATCCATACTGTAGACGCTGAAGCGGCTAAAGGTTTTGCGACTCGCGCAGAAGCAGAGGCTTGGGCTAATGCTAATTGGAGAGGCGTGCATGGTCAGAAATCTATTAGAGAAGCTGAAACATCTCAAATCGAAGCTGTTAATCAGTTTTCTGGTAGCCCTAAGTACCAAGAGTGGCAAACTGAACTAAAAGATATTCAGAATATTATGAGAAGTACAAGTGGGAATGTTCAAATACAAAAAGAAATGGTTAAATTATATTTTCCAGAAAATCAAGTTGGGGAAATTAAACTGTTAAACTTGCCTGAGTTAAAAGAATTAAGGTCTAGGTTTGAAGTAAAAAGAAAATTTGATATGTTACCGGAAGATGTTGGCGTCACTCCTCCACCGTCAGTTCTTAGCGAAGGTATTAGCCCTACAGCTAGAAAAATTTTAACAAAAAACACAGGTCTATTTCCTATTCATACTGTAATCGAATGGATGGGACCTGCAGGTAAGTGGATTTCTAATAAAATGCTGAGGAGTTCACGTGTATATAGAAAAATGATGGGAGCTACTCAAGCAATTGAGAAAGAAGTTAAAAAACTTATTGGAAGTAGAGACTGGCATAATTTAGCTATACATATGGACGATAAGTATATTGCCCTTAGAAAAGGAAAGGATTATCAGAGGTGGTATGATAAAAACTCTGAAAAAAATACTATAGTTGAATTACCTGACGGTTCAAAAACATCCATTAACAATGTGGAATATGCCGCTAATATTATGCGTAATTACTTTGATTCTATGTTTGTTGCCCAATCTAAATCAGGGTATTTAATCAAAGATAGTAGGACTAATAAACAAAAGCCTGTACTTAGAGTGCTATATAATTCAAAACGTATTCTTGATGAAGGTTCTAAAAATATAATAGTTAAAAAAGGAACTGACTATATACCAATTAATAAAATTTCATCTAGAAAACCAAGAAGTGGGATAGAAGAGGAAATTAGAAGTTCAAGAGAAGAAAGAACATTAAGCGCTGAACAGCAAATATTAGACATAGCTCAAGGTAAATTAAAAATGGGAAATGTAATATATACTAGAGAGTACATACCCAAGCTAAAAGGTGAACGTCTAGTAGAATATACTATAAATAAAGTTGTAGATAATGCATATAATAATAATTATTTCCCAAGAATGATTACAGATAATTTCTTTAAAACTATATATAGAAATTCAGAATTAAAAGATGCTGTTCTGTTGGATTTTATTTCGTCCACTCCAGAGATTGAAGTCAAATTGAGAACGAGGAAAATTACTCTTGATGAAGCTAAAGAATTAGCTATGAAAGAAATTAGAAATTTTGATGGAATGTTTAAGCGCAATAAGGTTTTTGGACAAATGTGGACGAGAGTAGCAGATTTACCTACCCATATGTTTTTCTCAAAAGCTGAAAATTCTAATTTAATTAGAATTAAAACCAATAGAACCACCAATGAGGCAGGCGAGGTATTCAAAGTTGGTGATACTCTAGAAGGTAAAAAGATTGATAAGGTTCTTCAAGTATATGATTTTGATTTCCCAGAGATTATGCGTAAATATTCAGAACGTACAGCTCGTTCTACATCTGCTTATGATGCTTTTGGCGGTATCGAGGGATTGAATAAGGGAGAAGTTAATGTCCAGTTGGATAAACTACGTAAGGAAGCAGGTGGCGGAGACGTTGGAGATTTTTATAGAAACTATGCTAAAAAAGCTTTAGACGCTATGGTAATGGGGCAAGATGTTTCAGAGCGTGGACCTGTAGCTAAAATGATATCTAGCGCTGTAAGCCAATTAACAAGAACTAGTGCATCTATCGGATTGTCAGCTCCACTAAGTGGTTTTAAAAATATCTTATTGGGACAAGTGCAAAACGCTACACATTTTCAAATTAGGTCTTTATTAAAATCATATTGGGATTTAATGACAGGCGGCTGGATGGGCTCAAAATCTTTCGCAGAGAGCATAGGGGCTAAGTATACTGGTGTCTATGATTTGTATTTATCTAGTAATAGGGCTAGCGGTTACTGGGACAAAGTATTAAAAACAGTGAGATTTCCTGGTATGATGCAACAAACAGAGATGATTAATAGGATTATTAGCTCTACTATGGGTCACAGAATGTTAGAACTGCATTTAGATAACTTAGCAGGTCTTGGTAAAAAATCACTTATTGCCCCGAGGAGAACTACTTCGCGACATGTTTTAATGGATATATTTAAATTTGACCCTAAAGAAGTTGCTAACATGGTGGAGCGTAGAAGATTGGGCGGAAGAGGATACGATAAAAAAGCTTTAGAAAAAGCTTCTGATTTGTCTCATACTATTACTCAAGGTGTTGGAGATTATCCATATGTTCCGTATTGGATGGGAAAAGACTTTGCTAGACCTCTAACTTTGTTCTATCGCATTGGATATAGGATGACGAATAATATTGTTAACAATGTTATGACACCTGCTATACGTGATGGAAATTTATTTCCAATGATGAAATATGTAGGACTTTCTATGGGAGCTGGTTCTGCTTTATATTCTACATATTATTATTTATTTGATGAGGAGAGGAAGAACAGATTCAAAGACGCTCCAGCTGGTTACTGGTCTAATTTAATCAGAGCAGAGGGTCTAGGTCTATTAAGCAATGCTTTTGATGAATACGGAGAAGGAGTTATTGACGTGTATGCTCCGGTAGTTATGAGAAATTTTGTTGATGTATATAAAGAAGCTATGAATATAGCTGAAGGTAAAAAACGTGCCCCTGAAGCTATAGGAGACCTTAGTAAAAGGACTATAGCTGCTGTTGGCTTTTCTATGAGAATAGCAGATAATTTAACAAAGGATACGCGGAAAAGATATACAGATTCGCGCAGAAGGCAGCGTCAGTTTTTAGATGCTTACTTTAAAGATTGGAATCCTCCTCTTGATTCAGATGATGCTTTGACTACTCGCACTCCTTTTTATAGACACATTAGGAGTTTATTTTGGTATAATGACGAAGAAGATAAAGCTAGAGCTTATTACTCTGCATTGGGATATTTAACAGACCAGATTGAAAAAGAAGGTGTTGCTACTGGGTTAAGTAGGCGTAGAGCGGAGAAAAAAGCAAAAAGTATTTTAAAGTCTATCATCAGCAGACAAAGACCTATACCAGGTAGTTGGCGTAAACGTGAGCGCGGAGCTAAGGCATCAAAATATAATATATATGTTTCTAAATTAGAACGTGATGACGCTTTTGAAGAAATTGAATTGGATAATCTCTATAAACAGAAGAAGAGAGATTTCTGGAGAGCTGTAAGACAGTATAGAAGTAATTACTACGGGAAATAATATGCCGCCCAAGAAAACATTGTTATCGTTATTATCAAAAGGAAGGTATCAAACCTCTGAGGATTTGCCTACTATTCCTGAAATGGCTCACAGTTATATTGACCAAGTAATTGACGCTTATGAGCAGCCGCCACATGAAGACCAAAGAGTGGTTGGTCAAGGTCTAGGAGTTATAGAATATGCTACTCCTGGAGCTTCTGTTGCTGCTCCTTCATCTAAAATAGTAAAACAAATAATAGAAAACTTGCGTAAGTCTAGAGTTAATCATAAGATGGTGGAGAATTTAAATAAAGAGCTAGTTAAAAAATATAAAATGCAGAGCGCTGGGGAACCTGTAAAACTTAAAAAATTGACAGAAAAGGAAAGTATGATAAATAAATCCTTGAGCGCTGCTATGAACCAGTACAAAAAACATGGTACTGTGAAGCCTGGTACTGAAAAAATGTTAACCAAGTTATTTAACATTCAAGGAAAGGAAAACGGCGGATACGCTTTACCTGACGTTACTAGAGTTAATATTTCAGATGATTATTCACTCTATAAACCTGTAAATGAACAATACGGAACTCCAGGAGCTCGCCATAGGGGCAATACATTTTATCCACTACACGCTCCTAGTTATGAAATGATTATGGAAAAATTATTTGAAGATAAACAAGCCCCTTTGTCTATAGGAAAAGCTATGGGTTATCAACAAGATTTCAATAGAACAAGAGAAGGCTCTCGCGTTATAAATAATCTACTAAACAAACTTTCCATAGGCGATGCTCCCGGCGGTTTAGTTCCATATAAAACTGATAGGTCATATTTTCAGCGCAGTCCGAAAACTGGCGAAGTGGAAGAGGTTTTGGGTCGCTTTAGAAGAGCTAAGGATGCTGCGACAGCACCAGACTCTGTCTTTTTTTATGAGCCATCTAGGCAGTATGATATTGAAAAATATGTTCCTACCCATGAGGCTTTTCATGCTAGCCCAGCGATTGATAAATCAAGACTTAATGAGTATAGTTTTCTGGATGATTATACCGGGCATAATAAACCTTTTCACTCACTTTTAGATAGTTTGCGTAAAAATATAGATGCTGAAGAATTAGATAGTTTGCAAAAACTATTTTTAAAAGGTGAAGAATTGAGTAGGCTACCAAAAATACTAAGAAATAACAAGCCTAAATAGAATCATACAATAGCCAAATAAAGCCCAAATTTGCCCCTTAAAGACACTTTTATGTTAGAGTCGGCACTCCATACCACATTATATATTATTTACTCTCTTTCTTGATTTTTAATAATAGAGCTGACAGATAAACACAAGCGTCTAATAGCTCTTCTATAGTCTCTTGTAGCCAGTCTCTGCCATCAAAAACATCCATTTCTTCGCCATACTTTTTAGCCCCAGCTTCAAGTCTTTTTTCTATTAGTTTAATTATCTCGTTATTCATACATCAGTAATATATATAATTACTAACATTAAAATAGAACACGCTACTAATCCAACTATTATACCGGTTTTAAATCCATACCAATACATCTTTCTTCCTAAGTAAAACGCTCGCTGTCTGTATTTATTTTCTAATTTGTTCATTGTTTTTATCGCCATCGCAGAATTGACATGTCTTACATTTTAGTTTAAACCTTGGAAAATCATCATGGATTATCGACACCTTTCTACCCTGATATATATCTTCTGTCCATACATAATCACACTTATCGCATATATATGGAGTAATAAAAGATTTAACCCATCTGTTTCTTATATTACTTTCTTTTATTCTTCTCTTGACGTTACCATGCTTTGGTATAACTGTTACATAGTTAATTGTAGAGTACCACCACCATCCATTCTCAAGTTCATAGAAAGCGTCAATATAATCCTTTTCGTTATAGAGTTTACTCATCGTCGTTTTTGTAGTCTCCACTCTTAAAAGTTTTACGCAACTCACTCATAAGGTTTTCAAAGTCCTCTATAGAGCAGTTCGCCAAAGTTACAGGTCCAACTACTTTATTTTTAATATCTAAAGTAGTATTAATACCCATATGGTACTGAGCTAAGGCAAACTGACTATAGAGTTCGTACCTGCGTTTTTCTTGCGTTTCTTTAGGAGCGAATCGCCACTTAAAAGGGGACTTTTGAGCTTTCTTCTTCGGCATTATTATCCGTTTCTACATCTTCAGATTCTTCAACCGATAAGGATAGATAAGATAAGCCTTTCTTGGATGTATTTCTCCAAGCGGCTATTCTATATCCACGACCTTCTACGTTTAGCTCGCCAATTAAATCGGGTCGCTTATCTCCATCTTCTTTGTAGCTGTTGTTAAACAACGCTCCTCTGTTTTCTTTTGTCATATGAACAACTCCTGTTGACATGTTCGTTTGTGTATTATCTTATGGTACTCAGGGTTTAACTCAACGCCTGTATAGTGTCTTCCTAATCTTTTTGATACCATTGCTACAGTACCGCTACCCATAAATGGGTCTAATACTAATCCGCCTTCAGGGCTACCTGCTAGAACGCATGGTATAATTAAATCAGGGGGAAACGTAGCAAAATGAGCGTCTGAAAAAGATGCTGTATTTACTGACCATACATTGCGCTTGTTACGCATCTCTGAATCTTCACCAATAGATTCTTCCTGTATGGATTCGTAATCAAAATAGTATCTAGGTTCTTTACTTAGTAAAAATATGTACTCATGAGACTTGACGCATCTATCCTTTGTAGGCTCAGGCATAGGTGCAGGTTTATGCCATATGATATCTTGTCTAAGATACCATCCATCAGCTTGCAATGCAAAAGCAACACGCCAAGGAACTCCAATTAAATCTTTTGGTTTTAAACCGCTTACATTACTAGGGCGTAGAGCCTTGTCAGAGCCCCTTTTAACGTGAATATCATCCTTTGTGCTCATACCTTCACCGCCTGACTGACCTGTGGAACCTGCATAACTATCGCCAAGGTTTAACCATAGAGTGCCATCATCTCTTAGAGCGTGTCTAATACCTCTGCATACCTCTACCATAGATTCTACGAATCCATCTACGCTATCTTCTAGACCTATTTGATTATCCTCCCTAACTGCTCCGCACGTGGGACAAGCTGAGTTCACTTTTATTTCCCGCGAGCCTACTACCGAACCTACGTTGGTTTCCTGCTTACCGCCATACTCCCCACGTCTATCTCTCTGTGTTCTATGGGTGCAATTTTCATTGCCGCCAACCCATGTAGACGTTCCATAATCTCGCAAGCCCCAGTACGGAGGAGATGTTATGCACGTATTGACGCACTTCTCTGGAAAATCAAACAACTTTGTTCTAGCGTCGCCAAGTATAACTTTGTCCATTATATCCATGATTTTCCAACTATGTATTTTACAGGTATGAGAACTATTTCTGATTTATGGTCGTCGCCACCATCTACTATTCTAGCTAGTTTCATACTCAGTAATTTTTTAATGTACTTTTTTAATTTTTCTACTTTGAAGGTTAGAAAAAACTTCATGTCTCCATCAATAGTGAATACATGAGCCCACCACGTAGCTTCTGTTGTAGATATGCCGCTCATTCTTCCGTCATAGCGTATTTCTATAGCCATGTTTCCTGTTGTAGCCCATATATCACGTTCAGTTTTGACTTCAATCTTACCTTCGCCTTCAAATATATTCCTAACCTTTTCTTCATATATTTTACCGAATTTTAGGTCTATGTCAAAATTAGCTGGACTCATTAGACCTGAAATCTCTTTTCTGTGCGTGCATATCATACAGCTCCATTAGTCTTTTCCAAGCTGCTCCTTCACGCTTAATCTTACCAGCTTTAAATAGTCTCTCATACATCCTTATAGCTGATGAAACGGATATATGCCAATTTTGACTGTTGCGCTTACTCATTTATAAAATCCTTTTTTACCAATGAAAGAAGTAGTAGGTAGTGTTCAAGCTCAACTGATATATATGTAGGCATATAATCAGCTTTGAAGATAACACCAACTTCCTCTTTTTCAGGGAATATCCACTTTGGTGCTCTTTTTCTTCTCTTGCATCCATAGAATTTATGTTCTATTTCTATGTCGCCTTGCTCATGTTGAGCACCGCCTCTATCTCTGTTCTTAGAATCAAGCTCAAAATCTTTAGCTAGTCTCACCGCTTGTCTCTGAAGTTCCGCTCCCCTCTGCCTGTTTCTCTTGCCCTGCTTCTTGAAGTTCGTTTTCTTTTCTGGTTGTTTTTTCTGCGTATTCATTTATTTTCTCCACTAAATCGTTTAAATCACCTTTCATGTCAACATAAATCTCAAACATATTCATAGAAGCTGTCATTCCGGGCATAACAATTTTATTTATGCTATTTTCTATTGAAGATACCTTATTAGCTAGAGCCGATAACATTAGCTCTATTTCTCTTATGGTCAGTTTTTTCTTATTCGCACGACTCACAATCGTTACCTCTTAACCTTTCATCCGGCAAATTACTAGATTTATTATTTGCCGTATCGTATTTGTTAACTATTTCATTTATTCTTAACAACTCTGCATGTTCGCCCATATTTAAAGTTTTAATTAAACTTCGCAATGTTTTTAAACAGTTTACAATGAACTGGGCATCTTCACCTTTATAATGAACCGACATGCTTTCCTCTTTCTTTTATTAGTCTGTAAGAATCGTTTACTGATTCATCGACATCGTTAAAAATAGAACACCTATCTCCTATAACTCCCAATCCAACGCTACCAGTTCTTCCGTATCTGTTTTTACCTAAAATTACTTCAAGTTCATTTTCCCCGCCTTGACTATCCATGTAATTATATCTCCAATCGTAGTACATAAAAAGTATCATTTCAGCGTCTTGTTCTATTGAACCTGAATCCCGTAAGTCTCGTAATATAGGGCGTTTATTAGCCCTTGATTCACATTCTCGATTAAGTTGAGAAACAAGTAGACAGCACATGTTGTATGTTTTAGCGGCACGCTTATATTGCTTCATAATAGAGTCTACACGAAGTCTATTATCATCAATACCAAAAACGTCAATAAGACCTATGTAGTCATCCACTACAACATCAGGCTTGTGTTTTCTAATTTCTCGCATAGCTTGCTCTATATCAAATATATTATCAAACATCAGTAAATTTTGATATTTATTTTTAATATGTTTTTTAGCTAATTCAAGGTCGCTTACTTCAAAATCTGCCATATTTTCAGAGCGGAGACTATCATAATTCAACACTTGAGACTCAAGAACAAAAAGCTTTTTCATCATTTCAACATTACTCATCTCTCTATTAAAAACAATAACTTTATTTCCTGAGCGTATAAGTTTTCTAACAATGTTTAACATCATAGTTGACTTGAAGTGACCTGGGCGACCTGCTATTACTGTTATTTCACCTCTTGTCATTCCGCCTGTCATCTTATCTAGTTTTCCGTACCCAAATGGTATGAGACTATCATGAGCTTTAATATGTTCAGCCGTTTCATCTACCAAGTTGCCAAGGTCGAATTTTTCACGAACCCTCATATTCAGCACATCTTCTATTTCGCTATTAATAGCCTGTAAAGCATTGTATGCTTCATCAATAGGCATATCTATTGTATTTTTAATAATCTCAGCTTTTCTAATTACTTTCCTTAGTAACCATTTTTCATAAACTATCTTGGCGTAATGCTCAGCATTTGATATGGAAGCAACATTTTCTATTAAGCCGGTAAGATAGTAAGCTGATACATCATCATCACCTACGATTTTTATTCTAGACATCACAGTTACAACATCTATTACCTCATCTCCGTTTTTACGCATAGACTGTATTGTATTCCATACTCTCTGATGCTTTGAATCGTAAAAAACTTCTTCCTCTGGAATATATTCTCCGACTTTATCTATCACGCTATTATCTATTAGGATTTGACCTAATAATGTTTTCTCGGCTTCGGGAGCGTGTGCCGATATCTGCCTTGTATTTATTTCGCTAAATACCATTCATGTTCACCTTTTATTTTTCTACGTTTTATATTGTGTCCAAAAGACTTTAAAAATCCAATTTGAGCGTCAACAAAATATTCATTGTAAAGAATATTAGCTTGAGTTCTAGTGAGTTTTCCATAATCTGTCAGATGAGATAATAATATGTATGCGTTTGAAAAATCATCACAACTAATCAATCTAACACCTTTGTCATCTTTGCTACTATCTCGTGGTTAACGCCATACTTACCTTCCCATTTATTTTCGAAGGCGTTAATTTGTACTTTCTTACCGACTACATTTTCATCTAACAATGGTGGAAGCTCATAATAAACTTTTCCATCTTTCTTTATTTGTTTAAGCGGTATCTCTAGGCTTTCTAAAAACTTTTTATAGAATCTATTGCGCTTTGTCTCATCTCCCTTAAACCTAAATATACCAGAGTCTCTAATATCTTCACCTCCGCACTCAGGGTGTTCTTCTTCAATGGTATATATCATCCAATATATATCACATTGAACGCCTGTTCTTGTGGTTACATTCTGTTTAGTCTTTAGACCTGATATAACAGCTCTATATGTTCCGGGTTTTAGAGTAGATACGCTATCTTCTATATAGTAAGATTTTTTAGGTGAAGCGGAGTCCACTAAGTCATCTATAGCGCTCATTCTTCAACAGTAGCTTTAGATTTTAGTTCTTTTATTCTATCTATAGTCTTTAGATAGTTCTTGGAATTTACACCGCCATCTTTAATAGCTTTATCAACCATCTCTATATTTTCTGCGTCTAAACCATCCATCTCTTGCCTGACTATACTTTCCCAATCAACTGTTGTTTTACCGCTACCATTAAATTTAGCTTTCATTGTACTTACATATTTGTTGTCATCAAACAAACCCATAAATACATCAGCGTTAAATCCTAACTTCGACAAACCTTTTGTAAGAGCATCTGTAGCTACTTTTTTAGCAAAGTCGTCATCAATGCGATTGTTAGAATGGTATTTAATAGATGAATGTATAGGAATCTCTCCAAGTTCGCTTTCATATTTGTACCACAATGTAGCTTGGTACAGAACAAGACCTGAATCTTCATACTGTGCAAAGCGCTCATCTTTAACTCCCCAACCTATACCAAGCGGACCGAATTTTGCAGTAGCTTCGCGTACTTGGTATTGGGCTCCAATAGCGGTAAACCCGCCTCTTTGATTTACTTTTGTAGTGTAGCGTGGGTCTGTGTTTTCTACGCTAGACCAAAGTGATAGATTTTTACTCATTGTAATCTCTCTCTTTATTATCGTTAACAACTAATCCCGCAACAACATAGTATATATTTTTAACTTGCTGTTCGTTTAGGGTATTTACTAATTTTTGCGATATCCCCCTTTTAAGAAGGGTTTTTCTCATGATGTTTATATCATGGTCTTTAGAAGCTTTAAGAGGCTTTCTCATCGCTTATAGCCTCCACATACACTTTTATACTGACAATATGAACATTCCCATTCATAGGTAGGAGAAGCACCAATCTCTAGTTCCGGTGGTGTTTCACTACCAATTACTTTATCATGACACTCTTCCCAGTACGCTTCAGCTTTATCTAAATATACCATAGGTACATCAACCTCACGCATGTCAGAAGTATTTTTATTATAGTAGACTAATTTCATACCGCTTAACCTTCCGTAGTTTTCAAGATACCAAAGTCCATATGTAGCTAATTGCATCTCATACTGAACGGAAGGGTTATTATTTTTTGCCGCACCAAACATCTTTGTCCACTTAAAAGAATTGCATGTTTTTATGTCGTATAAAACATCATCATCAACTAGCGCTAGGTCTATGAAACCCCTAACATTGAATCTGTCCAAGAATAATTCTTTTTCTATGAATATAGGGCGAGCTTCTTGTTCAGCGTACATGCGGAGAGCTTCCTGTATGTCCTCATGTATAAGATTGCCCATTCTAAAAATGCGGAGTGTTTTATCATTAAAACCATCTCCTTCCATTTTAGCAACAGATGCATACCAATGCTTCCGCATACATAGACCAGAGCCAGATGAATGAAAGAACTGTTCCTTCCCGCTGTAGCGAGAAGATTGAGTCTTTTTATTTTCGTCAGTTAGATACTTGTTGTAAATTTCTTGTATTTTCATTAGATGTATTTAACTTGTTAAAAGCAGTAGAATTTTTAACGCATTTTTCTACAAGTGATGTTACTTTATCTTGTACGCTGGTATCTTCATACGCGCAGATAATCTTTAGTTGCTTATAAACATCCTCAGGGCATCTGAAAGAACATGTTTTAATCGCCGTTCTTTTTGTTTGTTTCATTTTGAACTCCATTTCGTTATTTGAAATTACCTTATTTAAAATCTTTTTCATAGTGTTTTTTTTAAAACATTTGAACTTCTATATATATATATAATATACCTATACGCTACTATAACTATACTATATAATAACTATTACTAATTATATTACTATATAATAACTAATACGCTAAAGCTACGCTATAGAAAAGGAACTCCTTATCGCGCTCACAGGGGCGAATTAAAGGAAAAAACTATAACGTAGCTTAACGTATTGTATTCATTACCAGATGTTGAATCCTCCGCTATTCTCACAGAAGTTAAGGAATCGCTTTACTTCATTTTCGTCAATATCATAATGACAGAAAAAAGCATTAACCTTACCAGCTCCATGACAAGCGTTACATCCTTTGCACTCTTTAGCCCACTTGTAACCAACTTGTGGGCTCGCTTCTTTATCCATAGACTTGACTAAAGATTCAACGGAATCTTTATCATCGCCATATTCCAGTCTATCATGGTGTTTTAACCATTCCTTTTTAGACTGCCATCCTTCCCATCCTTTACGAGTACCAGTTCCTTCGCAGATAGAACATGTTTCTTTTGGTGCCTGTTTTTTCATATCATTAAAAGCTTCAATGAAATGACTAACACCGCCATCATCAATAGCATCTTTTAAGCGTTTAGATATTAACTCACACTTTTTAGATGATATTTCTAGACCATCATTATATGTTCCACGCTCAACATCATCATCAGTAAGAATGTCATCACATATTTCAGTAATAAGCCCCCATAGAGGACGCCATCCCCATACATTACTACGGAAATAAGCGCCATCTATGCGGTTTACGGTCTCAAAATATGTAGACCATTCTTCTTTTGATGCGTCACTTGAGGGTTCATGGATGTCAACACCCGATGGCGATATACCATACAGGTCGAATCCCATAACTCAGAAGAACCTCACTTTCTCGCGGCTCTTAAAGTTGTAAACCCTTTCAAGTTCTCTGATATAATCAGAGGCTTGAGCGCACCTTGGAAAAGTGCCAGTGATTTTCAACTTCTTAAGCATCTGTTTATGGTTATAGTCTGGATGCGTAAGAATATCTACGAACGCAAGGCAAAACTTATACATTTTACAATGCGGTATGTATTCTTGCAAATCAGACAATGCACTTGCAGTTTCGTACGCATTATTGTAACCTGTACCAGGAAATTCACCTGATTTGAACGCAAGTTGGTCACTCACGTTACATTTTCCAAGCCACAATAGTATGCCAGTTGTTACTGATAAACCGAAGTTATCAATGTAACCAGCAAACGATTTGTACGGATTCAGCCCAAGCATTTGATACATATGCAGATAATCCCGCATATTCCATGCATTTTGCTGATTGTTTACAAGCGCTATTACTTCCAGGTCAATTTTACCTTTGACCATCACATACCATACAGGTATCTTTAGCTTCGCCGCAGCTACAAACCTGTGCTGTCCATCAATTATGTGATAATTACTTGTTACCACAATAGGAAAGCACCGCAGAAGGTTCTGCTTTTCAATAGACTTAACCAGATTCTCCACTTTATTCATACGGACATGGCGATTACCCTTTATCAGGGTAAATTTCGCGTAATCCGTAGAAGCGTGGATAGCATCGCCTACTTTAAAGTCGTCATCTTGTCCGACTTCATATACAGTACCATCTACGAGGGTTTGTTCAACGGCGGTACGTTTAGTAGTAGCCATTGTACTTCCTCTTCGCTTTTTTGTTAAGTTAGCTTAATCCTCTTGATTAAGCTTCGTATCTTTCATCGCTATTAGCAATAAAATCAATATCTTTAAATGACACATTACCATCTTCAACTTCAGATGTGAACTCTTGCGAAGATACCTTTTCACATCCATAAGATGCCAGTAGACTGCTAATCATATATGATATTTCATTATTAATATATGTTAACATTCCTTCCACTTCATAATTACGTCGCAATGAATAATGACAGAGAAAACCATATTTTTGTTGTATTGTATCACCATCGCCAAGTCCTTTTTTCAAAGCCATTACCATTATTGGCGGCATTAAACCAGTGTCTTCTTTGAATCTGGACGCAAACCGTTGCCACTCGCTCATCATTGTGACGCAAGCTGCTAGATTATAACTTGCCATTCCAAAGTAATCTCCAATCTTACCGCCTTTGTTTCTTATTGCTTTTTCGCTTAATACGAAAAATTCCTGCCAAGACTCAACGTCTTTGTCATCTACTGACGTTCTAACAATCTTTTGCAGAGCGCTAGACATTTTTAACGTTTCGTCTGCGAGAGTAGCGTCATCATCATCAGGATTGACGCTAACAAAGATGTTTGTATCTTCAGCTTTACTGAAGGCATCATCTTCATTTTTGATATGTGTCGCTAGCATAGCAAACTCCTTTTTGTTTTGTTTTGTTATTATTTAAGTTTTTTAGCGACTTTTATTAAATCTTCCGGTTCATCTATATTCTTAAACCAGTTTACTCTCATATTTTTATACATGTAATTAGATGTATTAGAGGTAGTTAAAAGAATGATATTATTTCTTTTCTGGTTTTCTTCAACAACCTCTGTAGAATCGCCATCTGTAAATATAATTATATTCCGATTTTCCAGATAACTCCAACGATGAGCGTTATTTAGCACATCATCCTTATTATAAATGTAATAAAAATCTTTATCACGCGGAGAATATGCCTTTATTATCCTTCCATTAGGTGCGTCATATAGTTCTATATCCCCAAATCTTGCGGCTATACTAGCAATCTGTGAATAAAAAGATGCCTGGTTTTCGCAACTTGGCGACGAATCTAACATAATAATTATTCTGTCTTTTTCAAGGCTCTTTTTACAGTGATTAATATTTTTGCGTGATACAACTCTTTCAGCAATCATCCTCTCGCACCAAAAATCATCGCCTTCTGTATCTTTTCCAAAGTTATCTTCGCCAAATTTATATATCATTCTAGCAAACGCTGATGACATTCTATTTAATTTACTATAGCTTGCGGCTAAACCCATAGATTCAGCTTCCCATAAATTAACTTTATTTGATTTTATCGCTACTGATAAGGTGTTAGAACTACTGTAAACCTCGCCATTTTCATAATAATCATCAATTTTCACGCGCTCTCCATTAGTTAATTGACTCCAAGAGATGTTGTGATTTTTTCTATCCATTAAATCTCTATTCATTTTGCGCTGAGATTCATTTTGAACGCTATTAAATTTCTTATTAGATAAATTATTTTTTGATAAATTTTGTTTAAACGCCCTCTTCCCTGCCCGGGCAGAAAATTTAGACTTTATTCCATGAGCGGAAGCCCTGCTGGTACAAGACTTCCGCTTCGTAACGGTACTGTTTTTGTTAGTAGTACCGCTTTTACTGGGAGACACTGCGTTATCGGCGTGATTACTTTCCCAGTCACGCCAATTTCTGTTAATCTTGCTCAAAGCGTCTCCTGAACTTACGTAGTTCGTTAATCGCATTCCTGACATCTGATTTAAGTTCATCTGAATCATCGCTATAATAGTTATCATGTTTAAATACTCTGATAAAACATATGTAGCCAAATGATTCAATCATCATAAACCTTGAATCTGGCGATATCATTATTGATTTTCTGTAACTCCATGAGCGATTAGATAGTTTTGAAGAAACTTCTTTTATGTCCGCTTTAAAACAAGAGTAGAATGGTATCCTACCCAATCCTTTTAAAGCGTAATAAAATAGTTTTATATTTGGCATTGAATCAACGTATAACTTCGCATACGCCTTGCCAGTTTCTGAACCAGCATTACCAACTTCAAGAACTATACCGCTACCAGACATCACATATCCGCCATCAAATTCATTGAAATTAATAGACTTCAATAAATCACCTGACGCTTCTTCAAATCCATCATGCCCATGTTTGTAAAACGTAGAACATATAGACATATCGCAAAATCCGTTATGTTTAGACAATCTCTTTATCATCGCAGTTCCAAGGTCGCTAACAGCATTACCATTATCGAGTGTAGTGAGTAAGTATGATGTTATTTTACTTACATCTACTATTCCAGGTGATACGCCATTAAACTCTTTCCCTAAAACATTATAATGCTTATTGATTTTAAACAAAGGAATAATATTGCGTATTCCATTTGAACCAACAGGCACTATAACGCATAATCCATCTTCATGAGTCCATCTTAAATCAACATAACGGTCTGATTGGTGATTAAAGTACTTGCGAGCTATAATTTCGTCTTTAGAAGATTTATGAACTTCATATTTGCGAAATACAAGTCTGCGAGCCTCTTCACGCGAACATTCTTCGTATTTTAGCATGACTTCACCATCAATGTCTCTGTCGCTATTTTCCTTTTCCTCTACAAGATTATTAAACGATACGTAATTATGTACATCAATAGGTTTATCCATTATGATTGTATCGCCAATTACACTTGACCATTTAGGAAATTTTGCGTCATCCGCTATTTCCCTGGTCATTTGCACAACTGCGTCATAAGACCTATTGCTCTTCTTGAATACACCATATATACTTTCGCCTTCAGGTAGTTCTCCGCTATCATCAATATCTGTATTGAATTTCTGAAATTTGTATAGTTTCGGCATAAACCGCTCTATATCATTTTCATCATCAACTTCATTACAGTTTTCATATGCGGAACTATTAAGTTTCTTTACACCATTAGAACTGGCATAAATATCCTCAATATCTTTACCTTCAGCGTCTGCAAGTAATTCATGGTTTTCTGCGGTCTTGGTTATATACTGGTAAACTAATTCGTTCCAGTCTGAACCTTGACCAAGAAAATCAATAGCGTCAAGTAACTGACGTAACTCTTGTATTGTAGCTGGTTTGGGCATATCTGCAATTAAACAACGCTGATAAAGAGAGATAGCATTTGGAATGTTAGCATGTTTATCATGCGTGTTCTCTAATGCTTTTCTCACAAGTTTTGGATGTAGCGGCTCCATATCAATTTTAGGAAATCTTCGAAGCAGTGCCTCTGAAAAATCCCGCTCATCGTTAGCAGTGAAAAATATCATCAGATTATCAAGGTTCGCTTTTATCTCTTCCCCCGGAATTGACAGTCTACCATACTGCAGAAAATCTAACATGTAGCCATCTGCGCTTGGTCTTGTCTTATCCCATTCATCCAATACCAGAACTACTTTTTCTGTATTAGATGCAATTACCGCTTGATACACCTTGCCGTAAAGTATTTCTACTCCACTTCGTGTATCTTCGCTAGGAAAGATTCGCATCAATAGGTCATCTTCGCGAGTACCTGCTGAACACTGGTGAAAGAACATCTTACGATTCAGAACATCAGATAGTACATGCGGCAGATAAGATTTACCAGTACCTGCAGGTCCGTACAGAAATGCACCGCCAGTTGGCTTTGCAATCATAGAGGTAGCTACACGCGAAGCAAAGTCTACATCGCAGATGTATCCTTTTTCATTTAACCCTTTGTGTAGCGATTCTACGGATAGTTGTTCCGACATACGCTATTCCTTTTTCAGTTATTGTCTTGTTATCTCCGCTCATATCCTTCGTGAGAAGGGACTAAACGCGAAGCTATACTGTTTTTTGTAATATTAATTTAAATAAATCTTCTGAAAGTTCATTTATACTGATAAGAGTTTCTTCAGCGTCTTGAACATCTCCTGATATTAATTGCATATCATTTATAATCATTGATTTAAGTTCTGATTCTAAACTTTTACATGTTCCGCCTATATGTAGTATAAAAGCGACTTTCTCCATGCAACTATCCATTTTAGATTGCGCTTGTTCATGACTTTGACGCATAGAAATCTTTAGACTATCTAATTCTGAAGGTCTTTTAGCCAGTTCAGATGTATTTTCAATTATGTACTCCCATCGCTTTGTACTGCCGTTAATTATAGAGTGCATATCTGACCAGTCTTTAGTAACGCCTTCTATTTCACCAACTATCATTTCAAACGCTTTTACTGAAGGCATATCTTTTATGTTTTGCACTTCATTCATAGCGTGTCTCCTGGTTTGTTTGTGTTTACAAACTTTTTCTTTAAATATTCTGGTGATACAATCTCGCTTACTTTATCATAAGCATCATTATCTTCAGCGATTAGTTTACCACCTCGCTTTATAAATTGTTTATTAATAGACACCCAACAGTAAATCCCGCCATCCTTTACCAGTTCCATGACATTGTCAAAGAACTTTTCATTGGCTTCTATCTGGTATTTCTTTAGCATTATATTAGTGGCGTCATACTGTGGTTTGTGGGTATATGGAGGGATAGAGGAGAAAATAGCACAACGCCACATATCTTACTCGCTAATCTATAATAGATTGCGTACAGTTGTTCTTTGCTATGCTTATTTGCTTCGCTTTTACTTACATTAAATCTTTTGGCAAACCAGTCCGCTAATTGATATTTATGCTTATATGGACAGCGTGCATATCTCATGCGTCTATTACCTTGTTTAGTTTAGTTCTAAATTCTAATAAATCTATTTGTCCAGTATAAAATAAATCTAATAATGTTTCCGCTCGGTTTATTTTCCGCTTATACATTACCCTGTCTGTTATATATTTCTTGTCGCCGTTCTTATCTACAATCCAATTATTAGCGCACAATGTTACAAGTTTATCAGGAATATATCTTGCGTTTGGTATATTTTTATACTTATCTATACTTGGCGGTTTTACATCACTATTTATGGTACATGTGATGCTTTTTCTTTTATCGCCTGGATTATATGAGATGACTATTTTTTCTGTTGTAATTTTTCTTAATGCGCTATACTTTTTCACTAACGCATGGTATAAATCTTTACCGCCATGAGGTATAATATCGCTATAGGTCTCTTGGTTCTGGAGTGTGGCTTTTATATTTATTGAGTGTTTGCTGATGTTTAATATAATCATTTAATGTTTTTTTACTGTGTCTTGAAATAATGACAAAAAAAATGAGTGCCGATAAATTAATACCGACACTCATATACTAACTGTTGTTATTTGGTTTTAGTTTTCAGAGTCTCTTTAATGCTATTCTTAATAGCACTAACTTTATCTGCTTTCCATTGGTTTTTATTAGGCTCTATTATTCTACATAATAGACTCATTTCCACTAATTTACCGTCAGCATCTAAAGTATATCCTTTTCTCCCTTGTGGGCTGATATATTCTAGATTACTACGAAATGCTGAAGTTACCGAAGTATCAACCTTGGTGATAACTTCAGTGGTTGCTATATGGTTACGAACTCCATTAGGAAATTTCGCTCCCGTAGACTCCATGCTTTCTTTCATGGTCTGCCATTTTTTCTCGTCAAATTTACCATGATTATCTAAGCATGTCGCCTTTAGCATCTCTACTTGTTTGTTAGTGTACTTAACCTCTACCAATGGAACTGTCCGGGTTTTATCCATAACTGTCTCCATATTCGTTTTGTTAGGGGTTATTTTCATATAAGAAATTATAAAGAATAAATGAGAATTCCTAAACATGTTTAAAAGTTTTGGTGTGTGGTCATAGATAGACCAAGCACACCGAAACAATAGTATATATTACTTTTGCTATAAACTATGAAAAGAAGTAGTAGAAGTAGACATAATATATATTATACGACATTCTGTATTATACATAAGGTATATTATACGACAATTATATAATAAATTATACCTCCCTCCCGCCCTAATAATTAATTCAACTAAAAAACCAAACGCCAAAACGGAACTATGGGGGTATCCACGATAATAAAAGGTAGACACACATAATAACTATATTTTTGAAATTTTTCGCTGTTTTTCAACCTTTTCTCTATTTTGCTTATTTTTCCATGTTAGACTCTATTTTCCACTTCTGCTAATATTTTTCTGGAAAATTCTAGAAATCTATAGTATACTTAGCGTATAGCGTAATAATATAGTAATAGTAATAATAATAGTAATAATAGAGTAATAGTATAGTACTATAGCGTATAGTAATATAGCGTATAGATATATAATATATATATATATATATAATATACAAGAAATCAGCGATTTTTTTCTGCTTGATTTACATTATTTTTAGGGTGTAACTTACCTTTGTGCAAAAAAGTGATAAAAGAAGAATATTATACACTGCTAAAAAACATTGCTGTAACTGGTTTCACGGTAATTGCATTGGTGGCGTATTCTATATTCGGGATAATTCTCTCCATATGCTTATGGATGAGAAGTTGGCTGGCAAAAGTTGTGTTGCGCACAAAAAATGTAGATTTTTTCAAGAAGTAGTGATACCTGGGATAAAGGATGAATATTACAACATTTGATGCCGAGGCGTTTTTAGTGGATGCGGAGTCGTTTTTCTACTTACATTGCTGCGATTGTAACTTACGCCACTTAGTGGTGTTAGAAACTGTTGGAAATGGTTCTCGTGACTTTAAGGATAATGGTGGAATGGTTGCTATAGCAATGTCTCGTGATGATGAGGCTACGAAACTTTCTCGTAAAAAGGATAGTATTGTAGTATATAAGCGTAAACATAAGGAAAAGAATGGCAAAAAGCAAAAAAAGTAGACGTAGAGCAATAATCATACCTGATGTTCATTTTCCGTTGCAGTGTGATAATGCTATAAATGTAGTCCTAGAAGCTATAAAACTAGTAAAACCTAATATTTTCGTATGTTTGGGCGATTTAGGAGAGTGGAAGAGCGTTTCACCTTTCAAATATAAGCGCAGAAAGCGTCCACCTCTAGAAATAGTGCTTAAAGATGTGGATAAGGATGCTAAAGCTGTAAACGAAGGACTTGATTTATTTGATAAAGTATTGAAATCAGTAAAATGTGATAAAAAGTACATGATTGAAGGAAACCATGATGATTGGCTAAATTCGTTTGTTGAGGAATATCCGTACTTACCACAGTATAAATTTAAAAATATCATGAATTTGGAGGATAGAGGGTACATTTACTACCCTTATGGTAAATTGTTACAGATAGGTAAATTGTTCTTTTATCATGGTGGACACTACTCTACGGTGTACCATACAAGGCAACATGCTATGAATTTAGGGAAAAATGTCCTATATGGGCATATGCATGATGTACAAAGAATTGGAGTAACGCACGTTGATGGAGCTCATCACGCGTTTAGTCTAGGTTGTTTAAAGGATATGTCCGCCGAAAAGAACCGGTGGTTAAGAAATAGGCAAATAAACTGGTCACATGCCTTTGCTGTGGTTGATTGGTTTGATAATGGAGATTTCAGGCTGGATGTTGTTGATATCCAAAATGGAAAAACGTTTCTATGGGGGAATATGATAGATGGAAACAAGAACCCGCGTCAGGGGGGTATTAGTCAAAATAAGACTATCAAGTAAGAACGGGAAGGGTAATGACGCGGTATCGCAAAGTTAAGAACATCATGCAGCCGTTATTTGAAAATGAGGACGAGTTTAGGAAGGTTTATCCTAAAGACAGTCTTGTTGGTGACTGGAGGGATGGAGAGCTCAATGATTGGATACTTACTGACGATAAACAGGTATGTAGGGTCATAAAGCGCGGAAAGTGCGAAGGTAGGGCTGATTACATTGTCACTGTGCTTGGTTCGTATTCTGTAGCAACAAAAGAGTTGCTTGCAGGGGATATGCCTAAAAACATCTACAGTTTCAGTAGAGACATGAGTAGAACCGTACATAGGCGCGAAAAGAAGAATATATCTCAAAATGAGATAATGTTTGCTAAATATGTAGCTCAAGGTGTTAAACCTGTAGAAGCCTACCTAAAAGTCTTTAAAACTAAAAATGAGAAGTATGCACAAACTCAGGCTACTTCTCTGTTAAAATCGGAGAGAGTTAGTAAATTGGTTAGTGAAGAAATAAAGAAGTCTCTAAGTAAAGTTGGTATAGATGAGGAATACCTGCTTAATAATGCTAAAACAATAGTAGATAACTTAGAATCTAAGGATTCTGATAAATTGCGAGCTTTAGATATGTTAATGCGTATTGCAGGTATGTTTCCGAAAGATACACAAAAAGAGTCTCTTACTGTATTTCAAGGTTTCAGTAATGAGCAATTGGAGCAATTGCGTGATGCTGAAGTAAAGATGATTGCTCATGGTGAAAAAGAAACAGTTTAGCGACATAGATATGGAGATGTTGCCGTTTTTCGAGACAAAACTTCGCAGTTGTGAGGTTTGCGATGAATATCTTACCGATAGAGATAAAATGGTAATATTTGATGATAGCGGTACAGCTACGTTATTTTCTTGTAGGTTTTGTAGTTCTGTTTATAGCGATAGCGATACTTTGGTAATTGTTAATGTTGGTAGTGGAGATATGGCTGGTGAATCTTAAAGTTTATTATCGAAAATCAGATTGGGTTACTACTACTAGTTGTAAAAAACACATTGTAAACTACATATTTAAAAATGCCGAACAAAAAAGCAAAAGAGAGAAAAAGAAAACGTAGAAAACTAAATGAGTATTTAAAGACTCATGGACGTACAAGAAATCAGGTGATGAAGCGTAGGAAGAAAGAAGAAGCTCAAAATAGTTGGTAAATGGAAAAAGAACTAACCAAAGAATTTAATATTGGCAAGTCTCCATCTCAGTTAAAGATTGACGACGAAGTTCTTTATAAGTCATATGGTGATTTGTTGTATTTTGGTAGGGCTTTCTTACCTAAGGATTTTTTAAATAAGAGCTCTTCCCCGCCATTTCACGAAGAAATAGCTAAAAAACTTATTTCATCAAAACCTGGTAGTAGGATATGTAATATATTGCCAAGGGGGTTTGGTAAGTCTATTTTAGCAAAAGCTGCTATAATGCATAAAATGCTATTTAATCCAAAAGATTCTAAACAATTTATAGGTTGGGTAGCTGAAGAGCAGGGTCAGGCTATTGACCATTTGAAATATATTAAGAGTCATTTTGAAATGAATCAAAATATTAAGTATTATTTTGGTGAATTAGCCGGTGATACGGTTGGGAATAGATGGACTGAGAAAGATATTGTAACTGCTAAGGGCGATAGAATTATAGCTAAAGGTACAACGCAAAGGCTGCGTGGTCGTACTGAAATAGATGTTCGTTATACCGGAATCATTTTAGATGATTTTGAGTCCGAATTAAATACCAAAACACCTGAACGTAGACAAGAAATTAAAAAATGGGTAGTATCTACGGTTTATCCTTCGTTGGAAGAATCTCCTGGCAATGAGGGGTGGATTTGGTTGAGTGGCACTATTGTTCACTATGATAGTTTTCTTCAGACTGTTGTGGATGGTAGTAAAGAAGCAGATAGGGATAATAGAGAATATCCGTGGGCTTTGCATTTTTATAGAGCCATAGAAGACGGTAAGGCAATATGGGAAGAACAGTTTTCGATAGATAAGTTAAAGACCAAGAAGCAAGAGTTCATAGAAGCTGGATTGGTTAATAAGTATGCACAGGAGTATATGAATGATGCAAGGGATACAAGTGAAGCGGCGTTTAAAATTGACCGCATACAATACCATACTGCAAGGTTCGAAACAATCGACAAGTTTCCGTATCTTCACATTGGAGATGATTTGGTTCCGGTTAACATTTATCTTGGAGTCGACTTGGCAGCAACAGCAACTTCAACGTCTGACTATCAAGCTATCTTGGTTTTGGCAGTTGATAAGGAAAAAAACAGGTATGTTTTGGAATATTTCCGTGAACGTATTCCCACGTTTGACGTTCCGAAAAAGATTCTTGAGATTGCCAATAAATATAGTCCGGTAAGGCGTGTAACGATAGAAACAGTAGCTTCTCAGGAGATGGCTAGGGATATGACATCAAGATTAGCAGCTAAGGATAGAAGGCTTATGCCTGGTATTTTCAAGGGAGTAAAACCACCTGCAGGTATAAGAAAACAAGATAGACTTGAGACATCTTTAGGGACTATAGTTAATTCAAAGAGACTTCATCTACGAAAAGATATGACTGAGTTGGTTGATGAGTTTTTTGAGCACCCATTCCAAAAAAATGATGATATAATGGATGCTTTGTACTATGCTGATTACTACTCTAAGCCACCTTCTAGTGGTAGAATGGACGCTGAAACCTTTGAAAAACGCTCAAAAAGTAGAGAAAACCGTGGTAGAGTGTATAATTGGATAACCGGAATGAGGATTTAGCGGAACTTTTTTTAAAAAATGAGTATTAACTATTGAAAAGTAAATTTAATTAGGATAAATTAGACCCATGCCGGATTTGGAAAGAGATACTAGAGCTAACGAAAATCTTGAATTATACCGCCGCTGGCGCGATGCGCGCAGTGAGTGGGATACTGAAGCTAGGATAGATTTAGACTTTTATGGTGGTAATCATTTTAGCGCTCAAGAAAGCGATGACCTTGCTGCTGTTAATCAAGCTGGCGTCCCCATGGATAGGATTGGACCTGCTGTAGAAAAGCTAAAAAGCGTTATTACAGCTAGACCTCCTGCTTTCACAATAATACCGAGAGAAGACTCAGATAGTCAATTATCAAGCGTATGGCGTACAGTTCTTGGGTATTGTTGGGAAATATCTAATGGGGATATGCATCTTAAACAAGCTATACATGATTATTCCGTGGCAGGTCTTGGGTATCTTTATGCATATGTTGATGGCGAATCTGATTTTGGTAGAGGCGATGTTAAGTTTACTAGTGTGAATCCATTTCGTGTTTATGTTCCGCCTACTTCGCGGGACCGCTTTTTTGATGATGCTGATAGCATTATACTTTCTACTATTCTCACTAAAGAACAAGTTACTCGTCTCTACCCTGAATTAGGTGATAGAGTGAATCCAGAAACTGGGGAGTTAGAAGAGGGTATATTAAAATCTATTGAGGTTTGGAATAACGAGGAAGATTATCCTGCTGCAAATAATAAGCAAAGTATAAAATATACAACACCTGCAGATGCAAATGATTTAGCTTATGGTGATGTAGATAAGTATCAGATACTCGAAAGGTTTTTTAAGACTAAGGTTCCTTTCTATAGAATAGTTGATAGTAGAAACGGCGAAGAGCAGATTCTTAGCGATGTAGAATTTCAAGAGTTCTTATCTGCTAACCCTGATGTATTTGAGAGAGGATTAGTTGAATATCAAGAGGTGCTTCAAAATCGTATTGGGGTAATTGCTAGTATAGGGCAGGTGGTTTTGTATGAATCTATTATGAATATAGATATCTATCCTATTATTCCTATCCCAAATATTTATACAGGTACTCCATATCCAAGGTCTGATGTTGCTAGGGCTAGACCAATGCAGAGGCTTTTAAATAAACTTTGGTCTTTAGCATTGTCTCATGCTCAAGCTTCCGCAGGATTAAAACTATTAGTTCCGCTTGGCAGTGTTGAAGATTTAAGCCAGTTAGAGATGGATTGGGCTAACCCTAACGCTGTAATAGAAGTAGATAGTTCTCAAGGTGAGCCTCATTATCCTGCTCCTACGCCACTAGCTTCTGAGTTTTATAGATTAATTCAAAGTGCTGAGTTTTATATAGATTTTACTTTCGGATTACCGGAGTTAATGCACGGATTTGCAGATAAAGCACCTGAAACAGTTAGGGGAACTGAAAAAATGGTATCTTTAGGTCAAGAAAGACCTAAATCAAAGTTAAGAGATATAGAATTTGCTATTACTAGATTAGGTAAAGTAATGTATGGGCTTTCAAAGAGCCATTATAGTTATAATAAAATTTTTAGATTGGCGGGAGCCAATAATAACCAGACAGAGGTTATGGTAAATGTTTACGATGATATCACAGGAGCTATTATAGATATAGCTAAAGAAAAGTATAATATTGGACAACATGATATTAGTATACAGCCTGGTTCTACATTGCCTACTAGTAAGTGGGCTGAATATGGCGTTTATCTTGAAGCATTTCAGTTAGGTATTATAGATAAAACTGAAGTTTTAAAGAAAAACCCTGAAATATTCGATAAGGAGGGTGTTATAAAACGTATGAGCGAAATATCTCAATTGAGAGGTATGGTAGAACAATTAAATGGGCAAGTAAAAGACTTGCAGGGTGACCTGCAAACGGCAAGAAGGGAGTCCGTATCTGACAGAAAACGAGTTGAGGTTGAAAAGTTTAAATCTAAACTTGCAGGTGTAGAGTCGGACGCTAAAGCAAATAGTAAAGTAGAAGCCGGAAGGCTTCAAAATGCGGTGAAGTTAGCTGCTGAGCAATCTCGTGGATTATTCAAAAGCATAGAAGAAACAGGTTCTCCTGAATAGCACGCTAGACATCGCGGAAGGAAAGTAAAATGGACAATAACAATGCTGAAGCACAATCTATGGAATATGTCGAAGACTATTCTGATAGTAGCGGTGTGGATGTTGACTATTCCGAAACTGATACAACTAACTACGAAACTGATGCATATCAAAATGAAAGTCAAGGATTTGAAGATGTGCCTCAGGGTAATGTTGAGAGTACCGCTTCTCATATAGATTGGGAAGGTGAAGCTAAGAAGTTTCAGTCTATGTATGATAAGACTGTTTCTGATAAGCAAAGGATGGAAGAAGCTATGCTAAAAATGGCGGAGCGAAGTCTCTCAAACAATAACCAAAATAGTAGTGTCGGACGCAATAGTAACGAATCATCGCTTCCTGAGGAAGAGTTTAATCCTTGGGATGCCTATTACAAGCCAGAATCTCCTTCGTACAAACATCGTATGAATCAGGAGCGTGGCGTTGTTCAACAAGCTGTTAGTGAGCAAATGAATAGTATTAATGAACAGATGCTTGTTAATAATACTGTTAATGAATTAAGAAATGTGTACAGAATGCCTGAAGGTGAGATAGTCGATTTCATGCAGTTCGCAACTAAACCGGCAGAGAGTCTTTCATTAGATACTCTTGTTAATGTTTGGCGTGAACAGTCAGGTAAGCGTACGCGAGTCACTGATTCTATTAGAGCAGTAAAGAATGCTAAAGAACAACCACGTACCGCAGGTGTTTTACAAGGAGGTAAGGAGAGTGCTCCTAAGTCAGAAAAAGATAAGATGTGGGGTAATATCTTATCAGCTGATAGAAGCACAACTTTGTAAAAATAATCTAACTAAGGAGATTAGTTATGGCAATTAATCAAGGACAATTGCAATATGCTGACCCTGGAACAGCTACTGTTGACTCTGCGAGTCTAAGTACACGTAGGTTATACGACTTTAGTGATAGAGTCGCTGACCTAGCTCCGGATGAGTCACCATTTTTTGTATATTTGTCAAAAGTAGCAAAAGTGCCGACTAGTGACCCTCAATTTAGATTCCTAGAAGATAGAACAAAGGTATCTTGGAGTGATAGAAGTTTCTTATTGAAAGCAAGTCATTCTATACCTGCTGCTGGTAGCACGCTTACATATACGGTTGATACATCGGGCGGTGCAAGTGTTGATTGGCTAGTTAAGGGTATGGTTTTTGCTGTTGATTATAAAGAATCAAACGCACCTGAGACTATTATTGTTCGCGTTGAAAGCAGTCCTGTTGATAATGGAAGTGATACCTCTTTTACTGGTAGAACTATTTCTGCTATTGATGGAGCTGAAACTGGCGCTGATAATGCGATATGTCAGGTTGTAGGTACTTCATTTGCTGAAGGTACTGGCTCACCTGATGTTTGGTCAGAAGAAATTGATAATGACTACGGTTATACTCAAATCTTCAAAACAGCGGCAGAAATGAGCAATACAGCTCGTGCTACGGTTTATCGTGGTTATGCTGATGAATGGGCGCGCATTTGGAATCTAAAGCTGAGAGAGCATAAGGTTGACATAGAACGGGCAATGCTGTTTGGACAGCGTGCAAGTCAAAGCGGTATTTTATATACCGAAGGTATAGTTGGACACGTAGTAAAGAATGGAACAGCTGTTGTTGATGATAGTGCTCTATCATATAGCTCAGGTGCACCATATTTTCGTAGTGCAGCTACATCAGAAATGACGTATGACCGCTTACTATCTGACTTTGAAGTTGTTTTTGACCCTGCAAGGGGCGGAGCAAAATCGAAGCTTGGACTAGCAGGACTGTCCGTAATTACGTTCTTTAACAAATTGGCAGGTTTTCATGCTGGTAATCTTGGTCTTAATGCCACTGGTACAGATGCTTATTATATTGATATGCAAAATATCAAGGGAGCGTTTGGACATGCATTAATGAGAGTGGATACAGTTAATGGAAGTATGTCTATGGTTAAAGAACCTATGTTTCGAGGTTTCTCTAAAGGGTATTTAGCTTTGGTCGACTTAGACCATGTTGCTTATCGCCCATTAGTAGGAAATGGCGTTAATCGTGATACACATGTTATCACCAACGTACAGGATGGTGACGAGGATTTACGGAAAGATATGATTCTTACAGAAGCAGGTCTTGAAGTAACGCTTCCAGAAACACACATGCTGTATAACTTGGAGTAGAAAATGAGAAGTGCGTATCTTGAAGAAAATAGTGGACAAACTGACGGATTTCTGAGAAAAGTTGAAGAAATAAAAGTTGCTAGAACATTAGCTCAAGCTGATTCTGGCAAAGTTTTTATGCTTTCCTCAGCCGCTGGAGCTTTTTCAATTACATTACCCACAGCATCTAATGGTATTGATGGTATGGAATATGAGTTTTGTGTAGAAGAAGAAACTCCAACTGCAGCGATTACACTCGCAGCAGGTAGTGCTATTATCAGTCTTGTCATGAAAGATGCTGGCGGAAATGCTTCTAACTCAACCGTGGGAACTCAAGTATCTAATATCGTTATTGGGACAAGTGCTCAAAAAGGAGATTGGATAAAGATGGTTTATTACAGCGGTGAGTGGAATGCAATCTGTCTATCTGGAATTGATGATGCTGTCACCACTTCATAATCTGAATAAATAAGGGTTAACAGTTTTAGAGAACTGTGGGGTATGTCGATAAAGGATATACCCCGAATCTCTAGAAGATTTTTAACAATAAATAAGTTTACTTATGAGCGATAAGCTTTTATAGTAGGAGGTAAATATGGCACGTGGAATAAAGTCTGTAAATAATTATACGGCAGCAGAAGCTAATAATCTTCAGTTAGGGCAAGCTGGTGCTGTTATAATAGATGGTACTGATGCAGTATCAGGACCATTTGTAGCAATAACAGGCTTAGAAGCATCTGTAGTAGATACGTCAGAATGTGATGTTACATGGTTATCTGGTACAATACCAGCAACCTTTAAAATACCGGCAGGTGCAACTATATATGGAGACTTTACTTCAATAGAGTTGGATAGTGGTTCTGTGATTGCTTATTATGGATAATAATTGCGTTAATTGCTCGAGTCCTAATCCTGAGCATTGGTTTTATTGCAGAGCATGTGGTAAAAAATCATCAATGTCTAAGTTTACTACTAATCTATATATGATGAGTGAAGTAGGTAAGAGAACAGACGTAGAATTTTCTCATGTTAGTATGGAAGATAGTATAAAAGAAATTAAACAAGATAGAACTGAACGCAATCAAAAGTTTTGGAAAGATAAACTAAAGGAGTATAGACATGCCTAAAGTTGGTAAAAAACATTTTGCATATACCAAGGCTGGTAAAAAGAAAGCCAAGGCTTATGCCAAGAAAAAAGGTAAGAAAGTCTCTTCTGCTAATAAGAAGAAAAATTCTAGGAAAAGATAATGGCTGGAAAATTAAAAGTTAAAATACAAGAAGATATTATACTCGACAATCAAGATTATGGTTCTAAGCGTACATTTGAAATATCGAGTATTGTTAATATAACAAAGAAAATAGTTACCATTGCATCAGATGATGATGCTACTGTTTTAGTATTTAAATCTACTACAGCCTCAGCTGATAGTGCATTAGATTTGCAAAACGTAAAATATATTCGTATAACAAATTTAGATAGTTCTAATTCTGTTAATGTTTCATTACAGTTAGATTCAGGTGAGGATAATTCTGCCGCAGATTTATCAATAACACATTTACTTGAAGCTGGTAGAAGTTTTTTAATGGGGGCTCCAGATGAATCCGCTCATGCAGATGATGATTCTGCTACTATTGTAACAGCTTTAACTGACTTGGAAAGTATTATAGTAGACCCCGGGTCTAATAGTGGTCAAGTAGAAGTTTTTGTAGCGAGTACTTAATGGCTACTTTTGAAGCACAGGTAGAAGGTTTAACAAGTCTTTCAATAGATGGAAGTAGTGCTCCTACGCAAACTGAATTAACTCAGTTTCTTACAGATGGCGCTAAAGAAATAATAAATATATTACCAGAGAATCTTTTACCTCTATGT